CTGCGGGCGAGTTCTACGAATCGTTCACAAAGAAGCGTAAGTTCTGGGATTGTCACACTGTTACCGCATTTGACTGCCCTCATCTTACAAAGGAGTGGATTGACACTCAGATTGAGATGTACGGCGAGAATAGTCCGCTGATACGCTCGATGATCTATGGGGAGTTTGTGGACGATAGCAGCGAGGGGCTTGTCCTGAACCAGAAGTCTCTGGAGCAGTGTATGCAGAACCCGCCTGAGTTGCAGACGGGAATGCGGGTTGCCTTCATTGACTTTGCCGCAGGCGGGGACGAGTGTGTGTTTGCGTTGCGTAACGGCAATAAGGTGGTCGAGATGGTGACGTGGCGGGAAAAGAACACTAACGTGACTATCGGCAAGATATTGAATTTAATTAAGAAGCACAACTTAGCGCAGGATGAAATCTACGCTGATGAAGGCGGATTAGGCCTTCCGTTGTGTGATGCACTTATGGATGCGGGATACGACATCCATAGGGTGAATTTTGGCTCGAAGCCGTTTGACAGCAGGTACTCCAATCGCTCCGCAGAGATGTGGCATGTTGCCGCAAGAATTATAGAGAAGAGGGAGATTATCTTGCCCGATGACGGTATGTTGCAACAGCAGATGGTGACACGCAGGGCCGAGGTCAGCCGAACAGGCAAGCTAGGTCTGGAGCCGAAGGACAAGATGCGTTCTCGCGGCCTAGACAGTCCTGACCGTGCGGATGCAGTGATGGGCTGCATTTCGTGCGGAGGGGGCGTAGGGGGAACGTGGGAGAGGTTTAGCGGTATAACCCGTCCTACCATTGCTGAATTAACCGAAGATGCCGAAGCAAGTTTTAAGCAAGATTGCTTGCCAGAAGGCATGTTTGTAGGGTATTAGCAGTCAAGTAAATTTTGCATTTACAGCGGTCAGCATTAAAGCCCGCTAAGACGGATGAAGGTATTTGTTTTGTGTGCGGGGAGATTGGGCAAATCGTAGCTTACGATACTGTTTGTCGCGGCAGCGTGTGCGATGGATGCATAGAGTCAGCAGTCTCAGTTGAAATAGCAATGATAACAGCTTGGGCGGGAAGGGGAGTAAGACACCCGTGCAGAGGAGAATTTGAAGATGGCTTACGGTAAAGGTAAAAAGAAGAAAAAGGGTAAAAAGCGTTATGCCTAAAAACAAACCTAAATCACCTACTCGCCGCGATGCGGAGTTTGCTCGCGATATGCTGGAAGCAAAGAAGGGTCAAAAAGAATTTCGTGAAAGCGTAGGGCGGATGAAAGAAGGTGTTAAAAGGTGGAAACTAAATTTAGAAAAAAAGCGGGATGATCTCAAGAGGAGAAACCCCAGTAATCAAGCATGAGCAAAGAACTTTACACTGACATTGTTGAGGATGTCGCTAGTCGCGCACGATGGGAGACGCGACAAACCTTATGGTATCAGATGCGGAATGACGGCTTGCGCCGCCGCCAGAAACCGTGGGCCAACGCCTCTGACTTTCATTTCCCCTTAATCGACACCACCATCAACAAGCTCAAGCCTGCGTTTTTTCAGCAGGCAATGGGGCTAGATGTTCTGGCAACCTTTGTGCCGATGCGTTCGCAGTTGGGTGCGTTCACTACGGCGGCAGAGCATTGGTTTAGCTACAAGCTAAACGAGAAAAGCAACTACGCCACCGAAGTGATGAGCTGGATTGACCATATGCTTGTCAGTGGTCAGGGGGTTATGAAGATTTACTGGAACCCCGACAAGAAGCAGGTTGAGTTCCAAGCAGTAGACCCGATGTATATGATCGTTCCACCGTGGACGAAGGGTCTGGATACGGCTGACCGCATCACGCAGGTCATGCCTATGAGCCTAGAACACTACAAGCGTTCTGGTATTTACGATACCAGCAAGGAAACCATCGACCGAATTAAGGGCGGCAACGCTAAGGACTCCGGCATCACAGATGATCTGAAGTACGAGCGGGAGATTCGTGAGGGCATCACACATTCTAATGACGAAGATCAGATAATTGTGTGGGAAGTTTACACACGGGACGAGGACGGCAAGTGGATGATGGAATGCTTTTCTCCGCAAGCCCCAGAGATTCCGCTGCGGGATGCTATGGAGGTTCCGTTTGATCACGGCCAACCTCCTTTTGCTGTTACTAAGTATGAGATTACTGACGGCGGCTGGTACTCGCCCCGTGGAGTGTGTGAAGTGCTTGCACCTTTCGAGGCTTCGATGTGCAAAATCTGGAACGAGAAGATGGACGCCTTTACGCTGTTCAACAAACCACTGTTCCGAGCCGAGCGTGACTTGCCTAATAGTGTTAATTTAAGGCTAAATCCCGGCCAAATCCTGCCTTTTGGCATCGCTCCGGTTCAAATGCCGAGCACTCCAATGGACTTTGATAAAGAGGTTCAGCAGACGCAGTCTATAGCCGAGCAGCGAGTTACCGTTCCCGACTATGGAATAATGGCGGACAGGGATCGCCGCACTGCCACTGAGATCGAATCTGTTAACGCTCAAGCGCAGCAGAATATGGATTTGCGTCTGCGCCTCTTCCGTCAAGCTTTGGGAGACTTGTTCCGCATGTCGTGGAACGTGCTCCTTCAGTTTGATAAGAAAAGTCTACAGTATAGATTTCTTGAGGACAGCCTTACCGTTGACCCTGTTGCGTTGCACGACGAGTACCAGTTGGAGCCACGGGGCGGTATGGATATGGTGAGCAAAGCTATGCTGCTAAACAAAGCGGTTCAGCGCAAGCAGTTGTTTATGAACTCGCCGTGGATCAATCAGGTTGAGTTAGACAAGTCTATCCTAGAACTGGAAGACCCCTCCCTTATTCCGCGACTGGTTCAAGACCCGAATGAAAAGGCTGCTAGTGAGGTTACAGACGAGCAGCAGATTCTCCCAGCCCTGCTGATCGGAGAAATGATTCCTGCTGGGCAGGTTAACGAGCATCCGGCACGAATTGGCGTGTTAATGCAATACCTTGAAAAGGCCAGACAGGCTGGCTTGCAGATTAGCCCAGAAGGGCAGCAGGCAATTATGGCCCGACTAGACCAACTGTTGGTTGGGTACGAGCAGGCAGACACTAACAATGCTCGCTCAATGCGGGCAGATGTGGAAGATTACTTACGGCAAACTGGCATGATTCCCTCTGAGGAAGACCAGCAAGCAGCGCAGGCTCAACAGATTATGCAACAAGTGCAACCCCAACAGGCAGCAGTGTAATGGCTATTGATAAATCTAAGATGAAATGCAACTCGCCTAAGCGTCAAGTGCAGGGCGGGAAAAAGTTTGTAGTTAAGGCGTGTAAGGATGGTAAGGAAAAAATCATCCGGTTTGGCGATGCCAACATGACGATCAAGAAGAGCGACCCAGCCAGACGGAAAAGCTTTCGTGCAAGACATAAATGTGACACAGCAAAAGATAAAATGTCTGCACGTTACTGGTCTTGCAAGAAATGGTAATGAGATTTTTTAACTTTATATCTATTGCGTGGCGTCTATCTAAGCATATTCCGTGGATTGGGGAGCCAGAATGGACAGCGCAAGAATCATCAGTTTTACGCAAGTTTCTTGTGTCTGATGAGGGTAAGCGGTTCCGAATGGTGCTGCTTAATATGGTTCTCAAGCAAAACCAGCAAGCGGTGTCCAGTAAAAAAGAACTTGAATTTAATGCTGGTTTTGCAAATGGTATTCGCACGGCTGTTCACACGGTTGAAGCTCTTGCAGAAGATGTCGAAGAGCCGGAAGAATTTACATCGGATACACTCGGAGCCGAGTATTCGATGAGTGAAGGCTCCACAGTAACGGCTGATCGGTTTAGTGCGCTGATCGGGCGAGGATAGCACTAATTGGAAGAGCAAAATGCCAGAAGAAAACGGCGAAGTAACCGCCGAGCAAATGTTGGCCGCAGCTACTGAGTATGACAACTCATTATCTGCGGGGGAACCCGAACCCCAATTTGACCTCGGACAGGAACCGGAAACGGAGCCTGAAAGCGGCCAAGAAGCTGAGACGGAAGTCTCAGAAGGGGGCGAGGAAATGGCGACAGAAGCTCCGGCAGATGCGGAACCGCAATCTGAAGGGCAGGATGCTGACGAACAAGTAAGTTCATTGACAGAGGGCGAGGCTCCTGAAGCTAAGGAGCAACCCAAAAAGAGTAAGTGGGCTAAGAACGAAGAGCGCAAATCTCGTTCGTGGCAAGAAATAAATGCTGCGAAGGAGGAGGTTAAGGCCGAGCGCGAAAGGCTTGATGAGTCTCGAAAAGAAATCGAGAAGCTAAAGGTTAAAGTTCAGGAAGGCAACGCTTACAGGGATGAAGATGGCTTGTCGGCTGATGACTGGGATAAAATCGCAGAAGAAGCTGACGATAACGGC